GTTCACAGCCTTTTAATAGTAATGCCCTAGCTATATTCCAACTCTTTGATCCCCCACGGCCACCATATAACACTCGATAACGTGCTTTAGCTGGCTCAAATAAACACTTTAATTTAGCTGGAAATCGTGCTTTGGCTTTAGCTTCCTGTATTGTCATTTGGTTCTTCAAAGATTAATGTAAAACCAGTTTTTAGCTGTACCCCATCAGGACCGCTAATTTCTTGTTTAACCCTATCTGAATAATTCTTAGGAAATCTTGCGGCCATAGAACGTGACCATAAACCAGTATTGATTTTCTCGCCATCCTTATGCTCTACCAAGTAATTTTGCCCCATATCTTCCCACCAAGTCTGACTTAAAGCATGTGCATCTTCCAAGGCAAGCCGAAAGTCCTCATGTTCGTCACGCCATCTACGCATAGTGGTATACCCTATGTTTAATAGGGCACACATTTGTTCAAAAGATTTACCAAGCTTACCCAGTTCTATTACCTTGTTGCAATAGGCTGGGTCATACTTAGTTGGACGGCCAAATGGTTGATCCATTATTCTTCTACTGTAGCTTCTACTGGTTGTTCTTGTGGCCGCTGGGCTACAAATTGTTCGTTAGCAATAGCTAATAGCTTTGCATGAGTTTGTTCTACAGCATCCATTGGAAGCTTTTTTAATCCGATTAGAATTAGTTCTGCTTCTTGAATTGTTAAATCGCCAAAATTAATAATCATTTCTTTTTTCCTTTAGTTTGTGAAGCTTCACGTTTTTGAGCATAGGCAATTGCTACGGCTTGCTTTATAGGCTTGCCAGCTTTTACTTCTGCTTTGATGTTTTCTTTAAATGCTTTGGGACTACTACTTTTCTGTAACGGCATATTAACAGTTCCAGTTCTTTAGTGATGCTTTAGCCCGTTCTGCTGGGCCTTTAGCGTGTTTTACTACTCCTTCCATCCGTGCACAAAAACTAGCTTTTCTACCTTCATCTGCTTTTGTTTTGGGATTTGGTGCCGGTGCTTTTAAATTGCTATTGTTTTTAGCATTGTATTCAGCACGGCCTTTAGCGGTCATGCCAGCACCTTTGTCAGTAGGGTTGTATGTCTTACCCTTACCTGTAGTCTTATGCTCAATTGGTTTATCGTGTTTTTTAGTCATTTTTTAGCCGTTTTTGCAGATTCTTTAAATGCTTTAGCTGTTGGAGCACCCTTACTGCCAGGTGAACGCATACGTTCTACTTTGCCGCCAGCTTCTTTTTGTTTTTCAATACGTTCTTGTTTTGCATGGATGTTGGCATATAAGCCAGGTTTAGTTGCCATATTGCTCCTTATCAGTAATAAAACATATATCTTGCCATGACATTATCAAGTAACGTTCACCATTAGTAAAGTATTCTTGATATTTTAAGTATTCAGCGTTGTAATTATCATCCATTGTGCCAAAACGTACATGTTGACCAACTTCAACCGGCATTGGTTCTCTTTTGCCGTTTACCTTTTTACCTGGGCCTACTGCCACTACCGTACCCATATTGTCATGTTCTTTATTATTAACAATCAATACAGAACTTAAAACACGAACATCCGGCTTGATAATTATTTTATCAGCCAGCGGTTTTAATATAAAATCTACATCAGCCATTGCAAGTTCTCCTTACTTGTGTTGGTTAGAAAATCCCCTTAGTTTCACGTGCTTTGGGGATTTTCGCTTAATTAACAGTTATCTTCAGACTTGTATGCATCACGGGTATGAGTATAACAAATGCCTTCAGTACGGCCAGTATTGAATTGATTGTCTTTACCGGTCATATCTTCTTTACCCATTGCTACGCCATTAACTAACTTGCCCATGCGTTCACCGGACATGTCAGAAGATGTTGCCCCTTTAGGTGCAGTTGCACCAGTTGTTGAAGGTATGCCCTTCATTGAATCCATTTTACCCATAATAATTTATCCTTTAGCTAAAAGAAGTGCGTAAGTGCACGATTTATTTTAACTCTATTTTAATCATTCCACCAATATTTTTATCAATTTCTATGATTATTTTTGTAAAACAGCGATCATCAATTTGAAGTGCCAAACACATACCATCTAACCCTGATTTAATGCTTGCTAACATATTATCCAAATCCATCCACCTTCGATTAGGCTTAAAAAATCGTATATGTAACTCCGTATAATCTTTATTTTGTGTTTTAGATTCTTTAGTTATCCAATAACAAGCTTCTTTATAAATAGCTTTATGCTTTGCTTTTTCGTGATAATGACAACTACTGTTAGGGTTTAACTCCTTTGGATACCAAGGAAAAGTGATCATAATATAGATAATGTCTTTTCTAATAATTCTTCTTCAGTCGTGGAGTACAGATTTTGCCAAGCTGATCTGCCAAGGCCATGAATTCCTGTTTGTGATCCTCGATGATGAATTGGGCATAAGCCTATTACCGGTGCATCTATTCTTCTGCCAGCCCTTCTTATATGATGAATTTCCGTTGGAGTATCTTCAATCTTTAATACAAAACGACATAAACTGCAACCCAATCGTGCTATTTTGTCGTAATGTACTTTTTGTGCCTTGGTCATAATGGTTTGTTATCTATTAATTCGGATTGTGGCACAAAATAAGCAAAACGATTAGTTTTTGTTGGATCGCACCAAAATTCTTGACGTTTAGCGGCCGCCCCATAAATATACCCACGAATTACATATTTACCTAAAATACCTGTAACTAAATAAAAACGTCTATGATCATCATCAGAAGGATGAATAATTAACGAATAGTTATGGTCATGCGTTTGTCTTACGTCATGAGGGCCTACGTCACAAGCCCCAGGCATTCCTTTTGACCAAAATAACCCTAAATGCTTTGCAAGTGCACATTCTGCTAATGCCCCTTCAATTGACATTTGCCACGATTCTGAATCTTTAGCCCCATACTTATGCTTTGATCCACCCTGGATACATTGAATAGTTCGCTGGCATCCAACTAAAGATGCCATTTGTATTTCAGCCGGTGTTAATTCAATTGTTGTTGGCATCACGCAATTTTTTAGATATATCTTCTAATTTTTGAGCAATATCCACCATATCAACTGATATTTCATGGGCTTTAATGTAGTTATGATTGCATATTTCTTCATACAAACTATGTGATAATTTTTGTAAAACTAAATAAAACGTTGATATATCATCCATTAGTCTTTTGCTTTCTTAATAAATGATGGAGTACATATTGCACTATAGTTATTGGATGCTCCACGATACGCTTCTATTTGATGTTTAGCATTGAGACAAGCTAACATGTTGTCGTAATTAGCTACGGCCGCAGTACCATTCACGCCATTGCTACCTAAAATAATTAAAATGTAAAAAATTTGATTCATTTTTGTTGTGCCTTTCTTAAAATTGCTCTTGCAAAATATATAAATGCTTGTTCCATCGTGCTACCTTTTAATGGCTCTATTTCATTACCAACTTGTAAAATTTCTTCATCTGTTAAATTAAACACTTTTAACGTTTTTATTTCAAATTGTTGTTGTTTAACCATCTTACAAATTAATTGCCATTCTTTATGCGTTGGCAAAATGTCAGGATTCATTACAAAACAATCGTGCATTGTATGATGCGTTATTTGTTTACCACAAGTTTCGCAAGGAAACCATATTTGGTCAATAATGCATCTTATTGATTCAGTCATTGCTCACTCGCTTTCTGTAAGATTGCTCTTGCAAAATCCAATTCGTCAAATGTTACATACCCCAAAAAAGGCTTTCCAATTTCTTGTATTTCCGCATCGGTTAACTCACGCATTGCGTACAACGGTGTTAGTTTAAGTATTGAATCAGGTGGCAGTTCTTTATACAAAATGCCATTTGGTGATATATAAGCTACTGGTTTCATCGTGTTAACCTTTCAAGAGTTCGATTGCTTGCTTCCCTAGTACGCCAAGCTTCAAAACGTAACTTAGCGGCTTCTAATCTGTATTTCCACATTTCTGTTTTGTATGTGGCCGCACCAATTGCTTTACATAAATCTTGATAATCTTGGCTGGCATATGCTTCCCGTTCTTGAGCACCCAGGCTTTGCTCACTTGATTCTTTCATCTTAATTGCTTTTAAAGAACTTTTATAGGCTTCTAGTTCTGCCAATTCACCTTTAGCTTTAGCGTATTCAGGAGCATATTCATATAAATAATCTACGCAATCATTTGGGTCTACAACTTTAGTTTCAGGTTTCATTTATTTATCCAAACTTGACGTTAACTACTTTGCCGGCCTTTACTGCTTCAAACACGGCTTCTTTAAACTGATAAAAATGATCAAACTGGCTTGGCTCTAGTCCAAACTCTAACCCCTTTGTTGTAATGCCTGGGGCTGTTTCATACCATTCTTTACCCTTAACTACCTGAATAATAATTTCATCTTCAAAGCGGCCTTGACGTAACCAGGTTGTTGGATAAGGAATAAATGCTAATTCCGTTCCTTCTATTTCCCAATGCTTTAAATGCGTGTCTATTGCATTAAGAACCATTTCCTTATCTTGAGTACTCATGCGATCAAATACAGCCTTGGCCGCACGTTTAGCCACCTTTCTTGGGTATTTACTCCAAAAGATTTCAAACGTCATATTTTCATCCCTCTACATTGATCTATTACTTTTTGGGGAACGTCAGGATGCCACGCACCAATTAGATTTCTACAATCATATCTAGCTGGTAGGCGGTCCATAAAGATAACAAACCCACAGATAACAAAAGCTAAGAAAACTGCACCAGCTTTCATAGTTCCCCCTGTTCAAATTCTTTTTCAGCCTGGCGTTCTGCCAACATGCTTGCAAAATCATACGTCTTTAAATATATAAATTTGCCAAGGCCTTCCATGTTATTTTCATTAACATACTCAGCCATTTTTTCGTTATCATCCATCGTAAATTCAATCATAGCTTCCATGATCATTTGTGCTGGCTTGTAATATGTTTTCATTAGTTCATTGATGCGATCAATAATTAAACATTGAGCCATTTCAGCTTCTTCGTATTGTGTATCAGTCTCAAAATTTTTCATGATTAAAAGTTCCAAGGTTTAGAATTGTACATTTTGCATATTTGGGTTGCTTCCCTTTTGCCAGTTACTGCAAACTCACGGATAGGGTTTACTGGTCTTATTTCAGCATTTAACATGAGTGTATAGCCACCCCCACGTTTTTTAGTTAAATGTGCATACGGTATAGTTGTAATCATTTTATTTTCCTTTGTTTATCACGGCCACTTGGCCGTATTAATAATTTACTAAAGTTTTCTTTACTTGTAAAGCTTTATTTAATTATTCTTCAATATGCCAAGTTGTTTGATTTAAACCGTTGTTAAAAACACGCTGTGATTCAGTTTTTTGATATGGTGTTCCATATTTTTCTATAAACTTTAAATATTTTTTGCGTAAAGGTAATGCAATTTTGTATTCACTTTCAGCATGAAGATCAAGTTCATGTAAACATACATAAGATAAATCTTCAATTGTTTTGTGGGCATAAAAATCATACCCAGTATTTATTGGTAATTCTCTAAGGGCTTTTTCAAAGATCATTTTATTTTTCTTTTTTTCACAGCCCCCGTAAGGGCTTAATTAATTAATCAACAATTTTTTTGTGGTTTGTAAAACTTCTAGTGTCTGTGTATTCAAACAAAGCATATTTTGCTTGATTCATTATTTGTCTAGCACATTCAGGATCATCCATTTCTAAAGCAAACTGGGCATCTGAAAGCAATCCAGCAACAAACATAGAAAGATTACTTGCACGATCAATTTTTTTATCGATTTGTGCTTCTGTGCATCCGTACATTTCTTTTTGGTTCATTTTATTTTCCTTTTTTCTCACGATCACATGACCGTATATGTAATTTACTAAAGTTTGCTTTAGTTGTAAAGCGTTTTTTTAATTATTTTAGTAGGTACTTTCCCTAATGTTGTTTTTTTACTATATATATAAAAATAACTGTAATTAAAATATTAAATATTAATAGATATAATTCATTGCTTTTTGGTGGACGAACCTAGCCCACCTGGTTCGCCTTCAACTGTTTGCTTTTCGGAGCCACAGAACCCGACAGTCGTTCAAGGAATAGGCACTATCTTCGCCACCTATTTGTGTGCTGTTACATCCTTTATCCCCCAGTAGCACTTTCGTCTTAATCGCTGGTGGTGGTGAATCCCCAATTAAGAACGTTGGGAATTAAACAATTAATAAAAAAGGGCTTAAGGGGTAATTCTGTGATTGAACGGCTTAAGAAATGCTTCTGATAACATTTCCTAAACCCACAAAACTACCTCTAAAGCCCTATGGTATCGAGTGTTCAATTCCTCAATACTTAAAACTATATCATAAAACTGAATTTGTTTGCAATTCAGGCCAAATAATATGCCAACTTTTTGGAAATAAATCTTTTCTAGTTACCAGGCCATCACTTTCTTTTTCAATAGTTGCCGCAATTAACATCAGTGGCCCAGCCGGTATTGAATTGTTATTACGCCATTGACATACTGCCTGAACCGTTACGCCACATAGCTTTGCAACCTTTGCTGGTCTACCTAACATGTCAATTAGTTGTGAATCTGTCATTTATTTTTCCTTTTTTATTAAATATTTCTTTACTTCTACTCAATTTTACTTTACATTTGATAGTACGGCAATGTTGTCGTGATAAACAAGGAGTAATAAATATGATGGAATTTAAAACAGATGACTATGAAGCACAACACAATGACCAGCTACAAACAGAGTTTAAGCTAGAAGAAATCTTTTTTACGCTTGAAAATGGTCAGCCGCTTGATGAAGAAGAATTAACATTACTTCGCTATTCTTGCGGTATGTCTAAAAAACAAATACCTAAAAATACTGAAGCTGAAAAACAAAGACTGTTTTTGTTAAAGGCAATGACTGATGCAAATAATCTAATGACAGGAAATTACAAATGATAGTGGCCAAACAAAATAGTTCTAGTAGTGACTTTAAACTACCACCAGCCGGCAGTTTTATGGCACGTTTATATCGCATTATTGATATTGGTACGCAAACTACCGAATGGATGGGCAAGAAAAAGATGCAACGCAAAATTATCTGCATGTTTGAACTGCATGGTGAAGATAATGATGGTTACGCCTTGCTTACAGCCGATTCTAAGCCACTTGTAGTGTCAAAACGATATACGCTATCACTTGATGAAAAAGCTACGCTACGGAAGGATTTGGAAGCTTGGCGTGGCAGAGCATTTACCCAAGAAGAATTAGATGGTTTTAATTTAGAAGTGTTACTGGGTAAATTTTGTATGGTTTCAATTACGCATACTGAGCACGATGGCAAACAATACGCTAATATTTCAAGCATTAGTCAATTACCATCAGCACTTAAAAAGCTGGGTGAACCTAAAGGCGTGAATGAAACAATGATTTTTACTTTAGAACCGTTTGATCAGGCCAAGTTTGAGAAATTATCAGAAGGTTTACAAGGCGTAATTAAAAAATCTGCTGAATACCGTAATACTTTTGAGCCAAATGCTCCAGCAACTGTTTCTTCTGCCATAGAAGAAATGGACGATGACATACCGTTCTAGGGAGAAATAATGAAGCCAATGGTTAAGTTTATTGTTTGTGATCACTACACCTTGAAAATGCATCAAGATATTGGCCACGATGAAGAAACCGAAATCATTGGTTTCAGTTATGAAGATTTGTGTAAATTTACTAGGGCTTTAGTTACTGAAGCCGCATGTTTAGTAAAAGACCCAAAAGACAGATATTTAATACTAAAAACATTAGGGGAATAAATGAAATGCATTGAATGTAAGTGGTTTGTTGGTACGGTTAATAACACTTATGGGTTATGTAAACGTTATCCAACTGCCCAAAACAAAACTCAACATGATTGGTGCGGTGAATTTACAGAATTAAAAATTAATTTTACAGAACCAACTGAAGCACCAAAACGTGGAAGAAGGCCTAAAAATGCTAATTAAAGAACGACAATCAGAATCCGGTCATTGGTATGATCGCCAGGGTAATCCAGCTTATACCATCATTGGTAAAAATGGCAGTCCTAGGCCAACTACTTTACGGGATGCCAGGACAAATGATTTATGCCCTAGTGTCACTACAATTCTTGGAGTTGCGGCCAAGCCTGGGCTTGATACTTGGAAACAGCAACAAGTTTTATTAAGTGCATTAACCCTTCCACGTAAAAACGATGAATCTGAACAAGATTGGCTTGAACGGGTCATGATGGATTCTAAACAAACTGGACGGGTTGCCGCAGATCGTGGCACAAGCATACACGCAACGATTCAAGCGTACTTTGAAGGCGTGGTAATACCTGAAGCTATGCCTATTTGTGCACCGGTAGAAGATGCTATTAAAGCCCATTTTGGGAAAGAAACTTGGTTTTCTGAATTGTCATTTGCTCATGAACTAGGGTTTGGCGGTAAATCTGATTTAGTGGCTAAAACCGGCATTGTGGTTGATATTAAAACTAAAGAAACAGAAGATATTTCTAAGGTTGATGTTTATCCTGAACACGGTATGCAATTAGCGGCCTATCGTCAGGGTTTTAAAATGCCTATGGCCCGTTGTGCCAATATATTTGTTGGTTATAAGATGGTCCAAGGCAATATTGTGTTTACTGGCTCAAAAATTATTGAACATGATCCATACGATTTAAATCGTTACTGGCAAATGTTTACTAAGCTTTTAGAGTTTTGGCAGTTAAAAAACAATCATAAATAAAGGGCGGTTAACTGGACATTGAAGGATGCAACATTTTGGGGTTTTTTCCAGTTTCCACCCAATTAGATGTAGTTGCCAAATTCACGCCTGTGTTGTTTAAATGCACTTTACAAGTCAAGTAAACTTTAGTAAATTAACAAGTACCGCAATGTTGCGGTGATAGATAAAGGAAATAGAAATGAATTATCAAACAAAATCTGATTTAAAAATAATTGCCCATGAAGTGTTTACCGGCATATTACTTGTTGTAGCTTTATTTGCTTTGTTGTTTTTAACTGGTTGTGCCAAGCCGCCAGTAATATCAAGTTATGTTCCACCGCCATCCCAGCAATTAATATTAGATAAACAAGTTGCTAGTTTGACCAGGAACGAAATTATTAATGGCGTTACTGAATGTGAAGGGGCTGGCTTACGTGCTCATGTCATTACTACTAAGCGTTTAATTAATGGCTTTTCTGCTGATATTCCAATTGAAGTAACTTGTATGCCTAAGTTTAAATATTAAAGGGATAAAATGAACGAACATATATGGACTGCAACCGGTACTGATATAGCAATTAGATGGCGTTTAAATGGCTGGGTACCGCCATCAGAACTGCAAGAATACAAAAACAAATGGAAGTATTACCAAAACCTTCCACTTCGCAGTATTGATGATGATGCTAAAGAACAATACGAATACGTACTACGTAAAGCTAAAGTAGCACGAATTAAATAATTATTTTTTCATGGGATGGGCCTTATTTATAGGTTCTTTCTCATGTTTTCTCAGTTCTTTTTTTAATTCATAAACGCCATTACGCAATTGAATCATTTGCTTATCTTCTTTTTTTTGCATAGCTTTTGATTCCATTTCTTCATGTTTATGCATGTTGTTCCCCCAATATTTGTAAAGCTTTTGCAGTTTTAGCTTTCCGATCATCCAAACCCAGTAAGCCACCATTAATTCTTTTTGTAATCGTTTCTTGATCCATAGCATCAGCCAACGCATTTAATCCTCTTTTATTCCAGTACCAGCCGGCTGATAACATAGCATAGCGTGGCTCTTCTAGCAACTGAGGGTTCTCTATCAAGTCTATGTCTAAAGCTTCGCCACAATGCGTATAGTTCTCTTTACCAGTACATTGTATTAATCCACGGCCAATAAACTTTTGACCATCCCCATCTTCTGTATTACCCATCCTACCAGCATATACTTTATCAGCTATTTTTTCCGGCTGACGTTCATATTGCGTTGCAACATCCATATTAGGAAAACGGCTTGGCCATGTAGCCATTAAAGCTTTTGCTGAATAGTTTAAGTTTTCTTTTACCGCTTTAAAGTTGCCGGATTCATGCATTGTTTGGCCTAAAAAACATGCCTGGCGTTGTGGCGTATTAATTTCATACTTTTTAAATGTTTCATTTAACGCATCCAGCCATTTGTTATCAAGCCCTAATTGTGTTAATTGTTCATTACTTATCATTTTTAATCATTCCTTGCATTTCTTTAGTTTTATCTTTACTGCCTTGGCTTGATCCAAAATAAAACGATAACACTTGACCAGCGGCACTTGTTACAAAACCTAAAGCAAAAATAACTAATTGTTGCTGGTTATCAGGCGTATCTACAAACATTAAAACAGCAATTAACATAAATGCTAGTCCTACTACACCAAGGGCTAATAAAGGCACTACAGCCTTATCTAATTGCGTTGAATTGGCACTAGTCGCAACTTCTGCATGGGCTTTTCTAGCTGAGTCTCTATCTTCTACTTCTGCTTTAAACTTATCAATATCTGCTTGTATATGGGCTAATTCACCTTTTTGAGCAAGTTCTTGTAAATCTAATTGTGCTTTGGCTTTAGCCCCTGGATCAGGAATTACCTTGTCCAAAACTTTCATTCCTACAGAAACAATATCATCTATTCCAAACATTATTTTTTCCCATATTTTTCACGTTCTTCAAGTAATTGCACTTTAACTTGAAGTTGATGAATATCTGTATAAATTTCATTTCTTAATTTATGCCTTGCTTCAGCACTTAATGGACTATCAGTTGGTACATTTTCTTTAGTAATTAAAGCTGGCATTTGCCCTTCAATCTTTGTTAATCGTGTAGAAAAATCTGATACTTGGCCAAGTAACCAGGCTAAACACGCTACGACAATTGGTAGTACCG